TTGCCGAGAGGGTCCGCGCCCCAGTTGTAGGAGCCGATCCGGCCAGCGCCCGGAACGCGCGTCTGGAAGTGCTGTAGGATTTTGGTGTTCCGGCCCATCGACATATTCTGGGCGCGCATCCGCCAGCGCATCACCCAGCCCGACAGGTCGTCCGTGGCCGGGCGACTGATGCTGTTGTTGAGCACCGAGAAGTCTGGGTAGCCGAGGTTGGGCGGCGCGAAGGCGTCGCCGTGCGCCGAGTATGATTGCAGCAGCAGCCTGATCTGCGTGATCCGGCGGTGGTTTTCGTCGTCCGCCATCTTCGGGGAGACGCTGCCGGTGCGGGCGCTCAGTGCGCCGCCGGTCTTCGTGTAGCGACCGTGCTTGGTGCTATCCATGCTGTAGCAATAGAGGATGTCGCCGTTGGCCCTTGCGCCGATGTCGGCGACCATCTTGTCGTAGGCATCGTTCGTCCCGTCGGGCGTCGAGAAGTATTCGACCGTGGGAACCTCGGTCCCGATGTTGATCTCGATAGCCGAGACCGCATCGTCCGCCGTTACAACGCGGCGAAGATGGGCGATGTTCGCCAGTCCGCCGGGCGCGGGTGAATAGAAGAACTTCTTGACCTTTGCGTCGGTGTCGAAGTCTGTCCGCCAGTGTTCAACCAGAGCCATGCCCGGCCTCCTATTTGCTGAAGCGCGCGAGCGCGTAGATGCGGCTGTTGGCCATTGCGTAGAAGTCTGTCTGGCTTGAGACCACCGCCTCCTCCACTGGGGTCCGGCGGTCCACCCTCACGAGGTAGAACAGGCTCGACACCGGATCGCGGGCGATCACGCCAACATCTCCAGCCAGCCAGCGCCCGGCGGCGACCTGATCGACCGCGTTGAAGTCCCTGATCTGGAGATACTCAGCGTCGTTGAAGCCGACGATCTTGATGACCATCCCGCCCTCTGCCGGGCGATCTGCCGGGAACCTGACGTGAAGGTAGGTGTTCGCAAAGGTGTTGTTCGGCAGCGGGGTCAGCGGGGTTACCACCAGACGAGACGCCAGCCCCTCTCCAATCGCCGAGGTTCCGACGACATGGTAGGAGGGTGTCTTTGCAGGGGCGAGGGCGTCGCTCGGGCTGACCGTGTAGTTGGTCATGACGAGGACGAACTTGTCGATGTCCGCCCTGTAGCGGATCAGCACGACCCCGTTGTCGGCCCACGCCGGAACGGGCAGGAGGTCAGCCGTGTGGCTCGTCAGGGGCTTGGTCCCGATGCCGTCGATGTTAAGCGTGACGGTGCCCGAACTGTTCGACACCGCCATCGGGCAGAGGAACAGGTCGTTGACGTTATAGGCCCCGAGGTTGCCGTATTGCGTGACCGTGACAATGGCGTTGGCGGTTGATGCGCCGGTCCTGAAGAGAAGGGCAAACCTGCCGTCTTGGCTCAGGTTGTTCGGGTAGACCAGAAAGTAGACGCCACTCACCGCCGCATACTTGAGGAGGGCAAACTGGCCAGCGATCAGGGAGTTTGCCAGCAGGGGTATGCCGGATGCGGCGCGGACGGGGCGCGCTGTCCCGCCATCCACGCCCGCCACCGAAAGCGTCACGGCCCCGGTGTTGTTTGCGGTGATCGGAAGGAGGAGGAGCTGGTCGGCAGCCCCATCAATGATGGCCGATCCTGCCGCAGCCGCGCTGACAAGGGCGTTCGCAGTGCCCGTCGGGGCCGTCAGAGACACGAGGCTGCCCACCGCACTCTCCGCAGCCGCCGCAGCCGCCGCAGCAGCAGACGCTGCCGCCGCTGCTGCCGCCGCCATCGTGGCCGAGGGGGTCGAGGCGAACTGCTCACGCAGGCGGTTGTGCCGCAGCGCGGCACGGTCGAGAGCCTCGTTCAGGTTCTTCAGCCGGGAGCCAGTGTCGGACCAGACCTGCGTCTGCGTTTGGGCGGGGGCCGCCCTCACATACAGGTTGCCCAGTGAAACAGAGGCTGCGCCGACCAGCAGGTTGACGGTGCCGCCCTCCAGCACCGCGCCGGTCACGTCTGTGTTGACGGTGACGGTGTAGTTGGCGGGGGAGATGATCGTCTCGACGACGCCGAGGAGCTGGTAGACCTCAAGCTCGCGGACGCCTGCCGTGCTGTAGGCCTTGAAGGCGAACGGCAGGGCTTGAGCCAGCCCGGTGGGGGTGAACGGCCCGGCGGTCAGGCTGGTTACGGCAATGGTCATTCGAGCGTCCCACGGTCATCACGACGTTGGCTGCCCCCGCCTTACATCAGTCGCGGGCAGAGCACCACTCTCGCGTCTGCTCGACGCGGTTCTCAAGGCGGGCAGCTCGGGCACCGTGCTGGCTCTCACCGAGGATGTAGCGAACGTACAGGTCGCCCAGCGCGCCGATCCCGGCGATGTCCAGCTTGAGCTGCTGGTCCTCGGTCAGGCCGACGCGGTCGGCGTCAGCCTCGACGGCGGCGGCTGCCGACGGCGGGCATGGGTCCGGCTTGATCGGGAGGGTGGGATCGGGGGTCGGCGTGCAGGCGGCCAGCGCCAGAGCAGCGACAACGATCAGCGAACTGTGACTGCGGCGCACGCTTCGGCCCTCCCGACTTGACGGCCCCGCGCGAACAGCTCCGCGCCAGTGCCCCTGCAAACAACGTCTGCCGCCTCGCTCTGGGCGACGGCGGTGCTGCTGACCCGGAGGACTTGCGCCTCAAGGTCGTCGATCTTCCGGTCACGGGCACCGATGCCCTGCTCAAGCTGGACGATCTTGTCGCGAGCGTCGGCCAGCTTGTCGCGGGTCCACGCCAGAGCGCCGAGGATGGCGAGGAACGCCACCGCAGTGCCGATCAGGATGTAGCCCTTGGTCGTCAGCATCACAGCCCCACAGCCCAGAGGCGGGCCTTGGTGGCCACCTCGTCCAGTCGCCGCAGCCAGCCGCGCCCGAAGGTGGGGAAGGTGTCGAGCGAGCGATAGAAATCCTCACGGATGTCCTCAAGCCGCTCGACTATGCGGGCGGCGTTCCCGGTCACGGCGGCGATGGTCTTCGGCCCGATCTGGCCGTCCTCGACAACACCGGCTGCGCGCTGGAGATAGCGGGCGGCGCGGTTGGTGCCGCTGTTCACGGCGAGGTCGAAGACCATGTAGTCCACCCCGGCTGGCAGCTTGTCGCACTTCGTCTTCAGCCAGTAGCCGTCGCGGTAGACCGGCGCTGCCGTCTCGGGCGTCAGCAGGCGCACGTCGTCCTTGTCGACGTCGCCGTCGCCGTCGATGTCCAGACGGTAGGCCCTCGCCGTGCCGATGGTGACGCCGAGGTTCGTCGCGCCACCGGGGTCTCGGGGGTGATCGACGTAGCCGCCCTCGTGGCGCAGGACCGCCTTGAAGCAGCGGTCGAAGCGTTCTTGCTCGGTCACAGTCCCGGCTCCTTGATGCGTGCGGCCTCGTCGTCCGCCGCCTGCGCGACCTGATCGGCGGCGCGAGCTGCGGTCGGGCCAGCCGGGTTCTGCGCGTTCTTGGCCCCCACGCTGCTGCCCCACCGGAAAGCGCCGTAGGAGACGGGGATGCCGAGGATCGCGGTAGCCAGTGCCGAGACGATGGGGGCGACGGCAGGGTCCAGCTTGAAGACGAACAGCCCGCCGACGATGCCCGCCACGATCACCAGCGATCCGATGACGGCCAGCGCGTCGAGCGTGGCGTAGTTGCGGTCGGGGAGGTTCACGGCGTCGGCTCCTCGTCGTCCTCGGGCAGGGCGTCCTGCTTATACAGGCGCTCGCCGGACTGGGATAGCTGGGTCAGGTTGCGGTTTTCCCCCTCGGCCAGCTCGGCGCGGAGGCGCATGGTGTCGCGCTCTGACCGGAGACGCTCGACCTCATGGCGCAGCACGGAGTTTTCCTTTTCGAGAGCCTCGTTGCGTTGCTGCGCGACGAGGAGGGCGTCCTCTACCCGGCGCAGCCTGTCCTGAAGGTCGCTGATGTCTCCGGCCTGCCGGTCGGCGATGGCGCGGAAGGCGTCCGTGAGCGCCTCCATCGTCTTGTGCTCGGCATCGGCAGTGACGTTCAGCGTGTCGGCCTCGACCTTCAGGTCGCGGATCAGATCGGACCCTGACCGCCAGCGGCGAAACAGCTCTCCAACGCAGAGCGTGAGCAGCCCGCTCACCACACCGACGAGGGCAATCTGTACGCTGGCGTCCATTACTTCTGATCCTCCTGCGGCCCCTTGGCGAGGCCCGACATCCAGTCGATGACCCCATCAGGGTTCTGCTCTCCGTCGGCGACGTCCGTAGCATAGTTCACCGACCGCGCAAGTTGTGCTGTGCCCGGCAGCCCGAGCGCGAAGCCGACGGAGTTGATGGCGTGCGACGGCCAGCGCCGCGAGACCTCACCGTCCTCACTGAAGGCCAAGTCCCACGCATCCTGCCCCAGCTTGCCGAACTCGTCGCCGATCCGCCCCATCGCCGTCTGCCCGACCGGCCCGGCGTATTTCCCGGCAGCCTTGCGCTCGGCGGCACCAGCGAAGTCGCGGACCACCGGGATGCCCGAGAAGGCACCGAACAGGACGTTGCGCCCGAACCACGCCATGATGGCCATGACCGGGTCTTCCTCGTCCTCGAAGTCCGGCCAGTCGCCAGACATGAGGGCGTCGGCGATGGCGGGCAGCAGCATGACGGCAGCGAGCTGGTAGGCGGCGTGAGTGCGGTTCACGCCGTTCTTCAGATCGGTCGCGGCACCGCGCTGGATGTTGTAGAGGGCGTTCGCCCAGCCGTAGGCGAAGGTGACCATCTTCGTCACCTCGTTGTTCCGCTGGATCGCGGAAAGGGTAGAGGCCCGGCCCGACCCCTGAGCGCCCTCGGCGGCCTTGTCGGCGAGATAGACCGCCGTCTCCTCATCCCGGCCATCAGCCAGAGCGCGGTCGTAGGCCGCGATCCATGTCGGCCCCGACACGACAAAGACGTCGATGGCCGAGATCGCTCGAGCGCAGAGGTAGGTGATCCTGTCCCGCAGGTCTTTGCTCCCGACCATGTTGGTCAGGGCCAGCCGGATGTCGCGCTCGAAGCTGGCCCCCTCGAAGCGGTCCTTCATGATCTTGGACCGCGAGAAGACGAACTCGTTGAACCTGCCGGTCGCCATCAGGTTGGCGGCCTTCATCATCCCGCTGGCCAGACGGCGCGGGCCGAGGGTCGCGACCGAGACCGCCAGACCTGACGGCTGGGCCAGCAGCACGTTGACGCTGCCGAGCAGCAGGGCAGAGGTCATGTTGGTCCGCGACCAGCGGGCGGCCTTGATGAACGGGTTGGCGTTCGGGTCCAGCGGCGTGTCCATCTTGACCTGCGAGCCGAGCCAGTCCTCCATTCCCTTCCGGGCCTGCTCGCCGAGCTTGTCCCGCACAGTCTTCGCGACGACCGGGTGGCGCAGGAACTTCAGGCTGTTGTCGATGTACTTGGCGTAGGCGATGTACCGGATGTGCTTGCGCGCGCCGTTGGCGATGGCGTCGAGGTTCAGCAGCGGGGGGCCGCTGTAGCCCGTCCGTTCCTTCGTTGAGCCGTTGTCCGGACGGGGGCTGGAGCGCCCCAGACCGCCGAACATATCGGCAGTGTCGGCAGCGTCCCGCTCCTGCTGGAGCCGGTCGAAGCGACCGTCGTAGGAGACCGGCACATAGCCTCCGGCCAGCTCACCGGCGCTGGTGGTCAGGGGGGCGGCCTCGACCGCCTCCGGTGCGTAGCCGTTGATCTCGCGGGCCGTGGCGAAGTAGTCGGCCTTGTTGCCCTCGAAGCCGTCCCACCACGTCTGGACATACGCCCACTCGGTCGCGTCCAGCTTGGTGTCCAGCCACGCGACCAGCGCGGTGCGAGCGGCTGTGATCGCCTCCATCTCGGCGTCTCGCGGGATGATGCCCCAGCCCTTCGCCATGATCTCGAAGTTCGACAGGTTTCCGGTCTGGAGCGCGATGGCGATGAGGTCTCGGCGCTGCACCCCGCCGAGCGGCTCGCCGGTCGAGGGGTTCATGAACGGATGGTCGCTGACCAAGTCCATCCACTTCGCCTTGACCGCCTTCGGGATCAGGGCCTCAGAGGCAACGATGGCCTCGAAGAACTTGGCGTTCAGCTCCTCCATGCGGACGAAGGCGGCGTTGGCCGGGAGGTCGAGCACGGTCGAGAAGATGCCCGCCGGGTCACCGCCGTCGAGCAGCCGGAACCACTCCTGCGCCTTGACCATCGACGCCTCGAAGGCGACGCCGAAGTCGGCCAGCTTGGCGAACCACTGGTCCTTCGGTCGCAGGCCCACGTCCTTGTGGATAGTGGGCAGGTGGTCGGCAGACTTCTGGGCCTGATCGGCAATGGCGTCGAGATCGCGCTGCTCGCCCTTCACCGTCAACTGCTTCTTCAGGCGGCCCAGCTTGGCCAGCGCGCGGACGGTGTCGTCGAGCGCCTTCAGCTCGTCGACCGTGAGGGTCGAGTAGTGTTGACGGGCGGCCATTTCGGCCAGCTTGGCGGGCAGGACGATGGTCTTGCCCTGCGCCTCCTGAGCCGCGATAAACTCGGCCAGAGACTGCCGCCTCTTGACCTGCCGACCGCTGACCTCGCGCAGATCGAAGGCCTCCAGCAGGCCGTGGATTTGCTCCAGATAGGCCTGATCCATCGACTTGATGGTGCGGGCCTTGTCCAGCTTCCTCATGCGCTTCACCGCCGCCTCGACGAAGTCCTCGGCCCGGCGGGCCGCTCCATAGAGCAGGTGGTTCATGGTCTGGGCCTGCTTCTGCCGGGCGACCTCGGCGAAGTCCCGGCTGGCGGCGGCCTTCTGCACGGCGTTGGCGGCCTTGCGCTCGGCGCGCAGGTACTTGCCCGAGCGCGCCTCGCTGACCGGGCGGCTGCCGATCTTCTCAGCGGCCCACTCCCGCAGCGCGTTGATGGGGGGCGGCACGCCGCCGACACGGCGGGTGGCGACCGACAGCTCAAGGTGAAGCACCTCGGCCTGCCTCTCGTTGTGGACGGCAGCCATCGCCTCGGCCTCAATCGAGCCGTCAGTGAAGGGGTCGCCGTGGACCTCTCGCAGGCGGGCCGTGACCTCGTCGTCGATCCGCTTCGACCGGACGCTGCGCTTGTCGCCGGTGGCCAGCATCCCCTGACGCTCGGCCTCCAGTGCCGCCAGCCCGGCGAGCAGCTCCGCGCCAGACCCGAAGCCGGTGGCCTCGGCGATCACGTCCGGGTGCAGCCCGTTTTTGGATGTGAGCGGCGGCACCGTCTTGGGCAGGGCGGCGACGGCAGCGTCGTCCTCCAGCAGACGGGCAACGTCCTCGCGGTTCAGCGAGACCTTGTTGTCCCGCAGGTAGTTCATGGCCGAGATGGCGGGCTGCTGGTCGACCTCGGCGGCCACATCAGGGCGAAGCTCGGCGGCCTCAGCTTTCCACTCAGCCGTCCGCTCGCGACGGATGGCGGCAGTCAGCTTCTTGAGCAGCTCGTCCTCGCTGTCGGTGCGCGCCCGCTCCACAAGGCGCTGGTAGTCGGCGAACTGCTGCTCGCTCATCCCGGCCTCAGCGGCGTCGGTGTACCCGGCCTCCAGCTTGAGCTGGTTGCGGGCCGCCGTGATCTCCTCGTCGGTAGCCATCATCCGGTCGAAGACGCCGCGCACCTCGTCGGTGATCGGCACGTTCACCTGCGGGTGGGTCAGGCTCTTGTAGACCGACATGAACCAGCCCTTGATCGTCCTGAAAGCGGAGCGCAGCTCCAGCGACGGGGCCTTGCCCTCCATCAGGTATCGCTCTTGGGTCTGCGCCCACAGCTCGTGCTGATCCACGCCGATGTCGGCAGGGTCGCGGACGTTCAGGTAGTCGAGGACGATCTGGAGATCGCGCTTGGACTTCTCGCTGGCGTTCGGCCCGGTCGCGTTCTTCACCAGCCGTTCCAGCGAGAGGTGCCCCAGCTCGTGGAACAGCGAGGTCATGTCGCGCTTCTGGAACAGGGTGATGAACGCGCCTGACTGGCTGAAGGCGATCTGGGCGCGCGGCTCGTCGGCGACCTTCTGGAACAGGGCGAAGCCGGACATGGCCGCGTCGCGCAGGGCGGGCGTGATGGTGAAGCCGGGCTGGTCGCCGAAGGAGGACGCGCCGGTCTCAGGCAGGGTCTGGCGCTGCTGGCGCTGGAGGTCGTCAAGCCGGATGCGGAGCGTCGTGTGCTCTGTCTGAGCGGCCACGAACTCAGGGTCCGCCTTCAGGATGTCGTCCTGCTCTTCGAAGGGGAGGTCGGCGACCGCGTCCATCTTGCCTTTCTGGCTGGCGGCGATGGCCTTCATCTGGGCGTTGGTCTCGTCGATCCTGCCTTGAAGCTCTCGATACTTCTTCAGGGTCGGGTGAACCATGTCGATCATGCCGACCTTCACCCCATACCGCTTCACGATGTCGTTCGTGATGTTGACGAGGTTGCGGTCGTAGAAGCCGCGCATCCCCTCGCCGCCGATCTTCAGGTCGTCGCCGTCGAAGCGGACGGGGTTCTGGTCGCGTGCGCCGTCATAGGTGCGCCCGCCGAGGTCTTGCCCGAAGACCTCCATAGCCTTCTCGCGGGTCAGGATGACCCAGCCGTTCATGGCCTCGCCGTGCTCGCGGATCACGCTGCGCGCGCCGGGGCTTTGGACATTGTAAGCGACGCGGCCATCGCCGGTCTTGATCGTCTCGATCCAGCCCACCGCGCTCGACAGATTGTACCGATCCGCCTGCTGGTCCCCCGTCGTCCACGCCACCCGCTCGTAGCCGTGGTCGACCGCCCAGCGGATCATCCGCTTCATGACGAGCGCGGGCCATGAGGTGCGGAAGGGGGCGTCGGGGATGCCCTTGGGATTGCGGGCGTTTTGGAGGCGCTGCGAGGCCTCGTTGTGGGCGAGGCCCGCCGCCAGCATTGCGTCGTAGGACGCCTTCAGCGCGTCGTCGCGGCGCATCATCAGGTCGCCACGCTGCGAACGCCGGTAAAGGTTTTCGGCGATCAGTGTGCTGTCCGCCCCCCCGGTGATGCCCAGCTCGGCATTGAGATCGACACTGCTCGCGAGATTGGCCGCTGCACTCTTCAGGATGTTGACGCCGTCGCGCAGGTTGTCGCGCAAGCTCTGCGACATCCCGGCCTCCTCGGCCTGACGGATGGCGTCCTCGGTCTCAGCAATGCTCTGCGCCAGCGAGGCCTGCGTCGCCGCGACAAACGGGCGGCGCGCGGCCAGAAGGAGCCTGTTCGTCTCAGACGCCGCCGCCTTGGCGGCGGCCTGCTCCACTGGATCAAAGGGTGCCTGATACCCCTGATCCCGCCCCTTCTGGTGCCAGTCAGACTGGACCTCCTCGATGAACAGGACGCGGTTGCCCTCGGCGTCGAGGCGGATCGTCAGCCTGACGTGGGCGACGACGTTGCTCTGGTCCCAGTGGGTTTCTGGGCCGTCGATGCCGGGCAGGCGGAACAGCACCTCGCGGTAGGTGCCGACGGCACCGCTGGTGGCCCAGTCGGCGAACTTGGTCTGCTCGCCGCCGACACCCTCGCGCTCGGCTTGATCTATAGCCAGCCCACGCCAGTCGTTGCGGACGCGCCGGATGGCGTCGGCCTCCTCCTCCTGATTGGCCTCGTCCGCAGCCTCTTGTGCCGCCTCCTCGCTGTCGTAGAAGTCTTCGCTAATCAGGCGACCATCAGCAAACAGGCCCCACCCGGTGGTTGGGCCGTCCTCGTCGTCCGAAACCCTACCGATGTAGACGCTGCCGCCGTCCCAATCAGCCACGGCCTCGTCGACTTTCTCGTCGAGTATTTCCTCAACCCGCGCATCCACGGTGGCCTGATCGAAAGCGCCCAGCACCACCTCGTCCATCCGCAGGCCACCGGCCTTCAGGAAGTCGAGGAACGTCTGGCGGGTGATGTTGCCGTCGGCGTCGATCTGGCCCGCCTCGCGGGCGAAGGTCTGGGACAGCTCGTCGGGATCGGCCAGCGCGTCGAGCCACGTCCCCGTGCCGGTCCAGAAGATTTCGTCCATCTTCACGCCAGCGCGGGGCTTGGCCGGGATCACCGTCTCCGAGATCACGGGGTTGCCGTCAGCGTCCACCATCGGCTTGTTGGTGGCCTTGTCGCGCACCACGCCCCGCTTGACGCTCTCCGGCTCGATCAGCCACCGCTTCCACTCTGCGGGGGTCGCCTGCTCGGGGCCTTCGTTCTCGACGGCGCGGGTCAGCGCGCTGAAGAACGGGGGGGCTGGCCGGGCGGGTTCGGACTGGTAGAAGACCCGCGCTACCGGATCAACGTCTCCGGCAGGCTGGCCATCTGCTCCGCGTCCGGCGTCGCGTCCGGGTAGGCCAGCCCGAGATAGTTCTCCATCGTAGCTGGCCTGCCGTTCTGCGACAGCCAGTCCAGCACCGGGTCCGTCCCAGCTTGGCTGGGCGATGCCGCCTGCGTATTCGATGACCGCATTGATTGTCTCCTCTAGGGTGGCGTCACCCTTGCCGTGGGCAAGCCACAGGTCATTGATCGCCTTGACATTTTTCTTGTTGGATTTGAACTTCGCACCGAACAGGCCGCGCACAGCCTCCCATGTGATCGACTGCATTTCCCGCGCCGACACGCCGCGCTCTGCCGCCGCCTCTCGGTAGGCGTCAGCATAGAAGCCGTAGGTGCCGGACACCCCGAACTCGTTGGCGTTCTTGGCGGGCACCCAGCCGTCCGGCTGCTTGGCCGCCATCGGGCTGGAGCCGAAGTTGTGGAAGACCTCGGCGTCCGAGCCGGACAGCGCGCGGAGCAGGCCAGCGGCCACCGCGTGGGTGTCGATGGTCACGTCGCCCTCGGCTGACCGGGGAGAGATGATGTTGTTGTAGAAGTTACGGACCTTGTGCCGGTCGCCCAGCGCGAACGAGACGTTCTCGAAGCTCTGCCCCTCCAGAACGGAGACTGCCTTGGCGATCTCGACCAGAGACCCCCACGCCACGTTGCCGCCCGGCTCACCGAGGAACTGCCCCTCGGGGCTGGCAATGCGGAAGCCGCGAGGGTTGTGGGCTTGGTCGTAGATGCGGACGAACGCCGCCTTCTCCGTCAGGTGCTCCAGCTGGGCCAGAGACTTCCCGCGCAGCTTGGCCAACAGGTCGGGGTATTTGGCGAACAGCTCCGCGCCCTTCGCCTCCATCGCCTCGTCGTAGACGTAGTCCTGCCGCTTCGACCAGACATCCAGCACACGCTCGGCCAGCGAGACGTTCTGGTACCAGTCCTTCTGCGGCGAGAGGGCGGCGAGCACAGCTGCGACCGACCGATCTGGCAGGCCGTAGCGGCCAGCCCAGACGGTGGTCAGGGCGCGGGCACCGTCGTACCACTGCTTGGACCGTTCGCGGGTCTCGGCGGGCACACGGTCGAACAGCGCCAGCAGGTTGGCCTTGACGTGGTCGATGAAGGCGCGGGCGCGGCCCTGCGCCGAGCGAGCCTTGATGCGGACGCCGGGGTAGCTGGAGACCAGCTTGGCGTTGTGCTCCAGCACCGACGGTTTCTTGCCCATCGCCTCGGTCGAGACCGTGAGCTTGTTGGCGACCGCGTCCTCCTTCGCGCCCTTGGTCGTCGGCAGCCGAGTGCTGATCCGGTCGGGGTGCTCGTCGGGGGTGGCGGACTGGTAGAAGACGCGGTCGCGCTCGGCGAACGCGATCCTTTCGCGCCGCGCCATCACCGCCGCCTCCTCCGGCGTCATGGCGACGATCAGCTCCTGCTGATTGAAGCGGTCGGACATCCAGACGACCCTGTTGATCGGGACATCGACGGTGACGATCTTCGAGAGCCTCTCGGCCAGCAGCGCCTGCCGTTCGGCGATGTCCTCGTTCACCCGCTCGAAGTAGGCGCGCACGCTGTCCACGTCGTACTGGAAGCCGTCGCCGCGCATGACATTGATGCTCTGAGCAGTGAACGGCTCGCCGTTGTCGTACCGTGTGCCGCTGAAGGTCTCCAGCTCCAGCCACAGGTTGTCGCGGACGTCATAGCGGCCCGTCTCAGCAAAGACGCGCTCGGCCTCAGCGATAGTCTCCTCGCTGAACTGCTTGCCGACCTTGAACTTGCCCGCGAGGTCTTCAGCGAACTCCCGGCTGGTGGTGAACGAGAAGGCCCGACGCTCGGCATCAGGGCCGCTGTGCTTGATGTTGTTTGCGCTCTCCGGCTCAAGGTCTGATTGAACACGGTAGGCCTGCACGGTCCCGCCAAACTTGGCGCGGAGCATCGCCCGCATAGGCGCGAAGGCGGCGTCCATCTTCTTCCGCAGGTCCAGCGCCTCGCCGGTCGCGCCCTCAGTCACCACCGCATCGAGCGGCCTGTTGTCCATCACCCCGAACTCTAGGCCGTTCGCGACGGCGTCGGCAGAGCCTCCGATGAAGCCCGCGATCAGGCTTTCGACTTCGGGCGGCGCGCCCTTCTCCCACTCATTAACCTCGGTCCACTCGATCTTGCTGGGCGGGCCGCCGCGACCGGCCCCCTCCCTCACCACCGCCACCGGCTTGAACAGCGTGGCTGTCATGCCCAGCTCGTTCTTCAGCCAGTAGCCGTCGTACTTCTCGGCGATCTGGCGCTCGATGGCGTTGATGCGGTCGCCCTGCGCCACGCCGTCGAGGTTATCGCGGAAGCCGTCAGGGTCGGCAGCGGCGTCGTACAGGCGGCTGGCATCGATGTCGGTGGTGTAGACCGTGCGGTCCGCGAACTCAGGGCGGTAGCCGCCCGGCTGGCCGACGCCGATCCCGAAGTAGGTGCGCGGCAGGTGCGACGAGATCATGTTGCGCTCTGAGCGCGGCAGGAAGTTCCCGCTCCGGCCCCACTTGGTGGGGTCGGTCTCGGTCAGGTCGGCCTCAACGCTGTAGTGCGTCAGGGTAATGGTGCCGTCCGGGTTGACCGGCGGGCGGGTCATAGCAACCGGCGGCGGTGCCCCCTCCAGCTCCGCGCGAGCCATCACTGCGGCCTGCCCCAGACCGATGTAGTTGTTGCCGGGCAGCTTCATGCTCTCGGCAGAGATTTCCTTGGCGCGAGCCTCTATGGCGGCTTCGGTCGGGGCGGCGTCGGACTGATTGAGGGTAACCGTCCTCATCCCGCCGCCGAGCTTCATCTTCACGGTCGGGCGTCGGCTCATGTAGTTGGAGCCGGACGCCGTGAAGCCGAGGCCCTCGTACCACGACCGCAGGGCCTCCTGCGTCATCGTCTTCCCGGCAGGCGCATCGCCCGGCACCGGCCACAGCTCGATGACGACACCGTTCTCGTCGGCGACGCGGATCAGGGCCTGCATCGCGCGGCGGCCCCCACCCTTCTCGATGGCGCGCAGGCCGCTGACGAACAGCTTGTCGCCCTGCGCCCGCACCGTGAGGCCGCCGCCCTCTACCACCGTCTCGCGCTCGTTCAGCGGGTTGGCCTCGCCGAGGGCCTTGATGGCATCGAGCGCCTTCTGGACCGGCTTGGCGTCGGCGCTCGCCTCCGAGGCAGCCTTCGCCTTCGCGCCCTTGTGGAGCAGCTCCAGCACCTCCGGCGTGGCGACGAACGCCTTCTGATCGGCGAAGCGGCGGTCGGCCAGCGGGATGTAGTCCGGCTCGCCGCGCACCGGCAGGGTGCCGTCCTCGCGCCGCAGGTGCGGGCCGAAGTTGACCCATGCGTTCTGCATGGCCGTCTCGGCGGCGAGCGCAGGCCGGGCCTCCGGCGAGTACATCGCGGCGTGCTCGAGGTAGGCGTTCAGCTCGCCGACGGGGCCGAAGCCGAAGCCCTGCTGGCCGTGGCCGAAGATGTCGTGGACGACACGGAAGACGTCGTTGGCGATCAGCTCGGTGCCGTCGTCCAGCCGGAGGGCGGTCTTCTCCATCATCGGGTGACCGGCGCTGGTGTCGACGCCAGCCTCGTCGCCGAAGCCGTTCTCCGTCAGGAAGAACCAGAAGTGGCCGTTGTTACGGATGTCGGCGAGCATGGCCTTGCTGTCGGCGTAGGGCTGCCCCTCGCCGCGCCACGCCTCGATCTTCAGGTCGCCAAGCAGGAGGAACTGCTCGATGGTCTGGTCGATCAGCACCCTGTAGGACTTGACCACCGCCGGGTCGTTCGGCGCGTGCTCAGCCACCTCCAGCGCGTCGGCGATCTGGATCATGTCCTCCAGTACCGGCTGCACCGTCCCGACGAACTCCGGCTCGGTGTTGCCGACCATCGCCTTGTAGTCCTGCGCCAGAGCGCGGGTGGCCGCCTTGCTCTGCTCGAAGACCTGCGCGGGCGACACGTCCGGCGCAGCCGCCACCCGGTCGAGCGCCGCCCTGATCTCCTCGGGCGTGGCGGTGTTCGGGTCGATGTCCAGATCGGCCAGCAGCCCCTCCAGATCGCCGAGGGCCTGCGCGTTCTCAGGGGCGGCGGGGTCGAACGCCGGAGCGGCAGCCTTGCCCTTCTTGCCCTTGATGTCGGCCTTCAGGGCAGCCATCAGGTCGTCGACGGTCGAGCCTTCCGGCAGGTAGCCAGCGGCCACAGCGCGGGCGAGCACCTGCTCCGGCTGGCGGTCGGCGAGATCGGCAGGCATCGGGCCGGTCGCGCTGAACGTATCCGGTACGACCAGCCTGCCCTTGCCCACCTTGCCCCGGTGCCAGCGGTCAGCGCCCATCGCTGCGAGCTGGCCGCCGGTGTCGAACATCCCGCCGTCTTGGCTGACGAACTCGGCCAGCGAGGAGGCAGGCTTCGCCCGGCCACGGACGAACGCATCGACCACGGCGGCGGCCCGCTCAGGCTGGCGCAGGCTTGCAGGGAAGGCGGCGCGGATCGAGAGGCCTGCGTCGCGGTAGGCGGCCATCGCGTCGGGGTATAGGTCGGGGTTGTTGGCCGCCTCGACCCTAGACAGGTTGGCGGTGTAGGCGGCCAGAAGGCGCGCCGCGTCGACGGTGTAGCCGCTCGCGCGAAGCTGGCTGAAGACCTCGGCCTCGACGGCCCGCACCGGGTTGTCGGCGGCGTCCTCCTGCTCGGCCTTGGCGATGGCGGCGTCCATTTCCTCGGCCAGCTTGGCCGCGCCGTTCCTCTTGAACTCCTCGGCCTCAGCGATGGAGGCAGCGCCGAGGCCGTCCTGAAGCACGCCGCGCATGGTGGGGTGCAGGTCGGGGTTCTTGGCGGCGGCCATCAGGTAGGCGGCCTTCGGGATCGCGATGGGCGTGTCGCCGATCTGGGCGGCCTCGTACTGGTCGCGGATGTCCAGCTCGTCGAGGAGCGCCTCAGCCTCTGGCGAGGACTGGAAGAAGGTGATGGCGGCCTCTGCGGGCAGGTAGATGTTGTCGTCGCCCGACACCCCCGTCAGGAAGTTCCGCAGCCGCTCCGGCGTGCGGTTCAGCAGGGTGTTGCGCGCAACCATGTCCACAAGGTTGTCGAGGCGCACCGCCGCCGGTTCGGCGGCCTCGGCGCGGGCCTGATCCTCGGTGTACTGGCGACCGGGCGTTGCCGTCAGGACGAGCATCCGGGCAATCGAGCCGACGAGCGCGCCGACCGTGCCGCCCTCGACCGTGCCCTCGAAAAGGCCGGTGTCCTCGTCCAGCAGGGTCATGGCCGCCGCGTTCTGGCCGACGCCCTCGGCGACCTCTGACGCGCCCTCACCGAAGCCTGCAACCAGAATGTCGGAGAGGCGGCCCTTGATCCGGTCTTGGATCGGCTTCGGCAGCTTGCCGAGGATGGCGTCCAGACCCAGTCGCTCGGAGATCGCGGTCACCGCACCGCCAGCTCGCAGCGCCTGACGGTCCCGCTCCGAATACTCGGTGCGCCCGTCCTGCGCCATGTCGGCCTCGACACGGGTGTTCATTTGCGCGACGCCCTGCGCGTAGAGGGAGGGCATCGTCAGGGTGCCGCGCGTCGCGGTCGAGATCAGGATGGTTCCCCCGACCTGTCCGACACCCTGCGCCACATCCCCTACCAGCCCGGTCTCGGTCTGGCGGTCGGGCAGGATGCGGTCGGAGTTGCCCGAGGCGATGATCTGCTGGATGTCGTCGTCGGTCAGCGTGCCGCGCCAGTTCCGCGCGCCGATCCCCATCGACTTACCGGCGGCCTCGATGCCGACGCCGGTCTCTCGCACGCGCGCGCGCGTCTCCTCGACGCTGTCTCCCAGCCCAAGGGCGATGAGCACCTCGTCGGCCAAGTACCGGCCAATGTCGATCTGCGCCATCGGGTTGTTCAGGCCGCCCGGACGGGCAAGGCTCATCAGCGTGGGCATCAGCCGTGGCGCGCCGCCCGTCAGTTGGGCCTCGACGCCGACGCCCTCGACGGTGCTCGCCAGAGGCTGGCCGAGGCCCGCCATGACGTCCCGGCCCAGATCACCAGCCGCAGCGAACAGCTCCCCCACGTTGGCCGTCGGGTTGAGGCCGTAGCGAGCTATCCGCGTCCCGAGGCCGACGCGCGGCGCGCGGGTGCGGAAGACCGGCGTGGGGCGGGCGACGCCGGGGCGGCCCAAGAAGGAGGCGGCGTCTTGGTTCAGGCGGTCGAACGGGTTGGTCGACGTCGGAGCCGGGCGGGCGAGGAGGGCCTCGAGAGTGGTGAGGCTCTCGACCTGATCGTGAGCGACGGCGGCGTTGTCCGGGTCGGCCAGCCAGTTCATGGTCGCAGGGAAGGCGGGCAGCCGCCCCATGTCATCCTGAACCCTCGCGCGGGTTACGGCGTCGGGGTCGTCTTGGATCGCGGCAGGGATGGTGCCGAGGATCGTGGCCGCTCGTTGGCGCAGGGCCGCCGCCTCCGGTGAGGTGGTCGCTGCCTGAGCGAGGGCGCTGTAGGCGGCGGGCTGCGCGGCACGCCGGTACTGCTCCTCGGCGCGCCGGTCGGCCTCGACGACGCTGAACGAGGGGTCTTGTGCCATGACGGTCCTATTCGGGAAGCTGCCCTGCTCTGCGGGCGGCGGCGTAGGCGTTGTCTATCTGACGCTGAGTGGGGTTGGGAACCCCCTCTGCGCGGAAACGGTTCCGAAGCCAGTTGAGGTGACGGCGCTCGATGGCGAAGCCCTCGACGCGCGGCGGCTCGGCAACGCCTCGGCGGGCCGGAGTGCGCGGTGCCGATGACGGCAGCACGCCCAAGCTCCGCGCCGACGCCGCCATCACCTGACGCCCGTCGCTGGTCCTCAGCAGGGCCGTGCCCGTGCGGTATGCGCCGCGCAGATCGGCCACCGTGGCCGGGGTGCCGTTCGATGCGAGGTGGCGGGCGGCGAAGCTCTCGACATACTCCGACAGGTCGGCGGCTGCTCGCGCATCCGCCTCCTCCATCCTTGATGGCTCGACCTGAAAGCCTGCGCTGCTGAGTGCCGCGCGCATCTCAGGGCGGATCAGGTCGATGTTTTGGGAGGAGTTGTCCCCATTGCGGATCGACGACGCCTTCTGCCGGAGGGTGGCGTACTGGCCCGGCGTGATGATCGAGCGGACGTCGTCCGGGTTGCGGCGCAGGAACTCCTGCGGGTCACTCGCCGCGAGGTCCAAGAGGTCGAGATAGACCGTGTCGCCCACGGCCCGGTCGGCCCCCGCAGCTCTGGCGTCTGCCTCTGCTTGGTTGTGCTCCTGCTCGGCCTCGCGGGCACGATAGCTCGGCGAAGCGCCGTTGCGGATGCTGGTGGGCGCGGACGACCACAGAGCGCCCGGATTGGCCGCCCGCCACTCGTTCGCCGCCCGGTCGCCCTCATTTTCGCGGTCGGTGCGGATGCCTCGCTCACGATTGAGCACGGCCATGCCTGCCGCAAGGTTGATGGCGTAGCGTCGGGCGTTGCCGCCGCTACGGGCCTCAGCCCAGTCCTCGACGTCCTGCGCCGTCGTGAAGCTCGGGCCTCTCGGCGCGTTTCTTCCCGAGCCGCCAACCTCTTGGTCGCCGCCTATGACGCCCTCCGGGTCCACGTTCTGGCCGTTCCGCTTCACTGATACATGGAGGTGGGGGCCTTCGCTGTTGCCCGCGTTCGCGGTCCCGGCCCGCCCCCCGGACAGGGCGATTACCGTCCCCGCGTCGACGCGCTGGCCGTCTCGGATGTTGGTCCGGTTCAGGTGCATATACTGCGAGACCAGCCCATTGCCGTGGTCTACCTCGACGTAGAGGCCCGCCTGCCCCAGCTGGCGCTTGATGGTCGCCACGCCCGGAAGCATCGACCGGACCGGAGTGTTCTCAGGGGCCAGATAGTCAGTGCCGCCGTGAGGCCCGCTGGCGCGCATGGCCCCAAAGCGAGAGTTGACCTCAGCCGACACCGGCGAGACCGCCCTGACCTGCCGCGTGCCAGAGCCGTCGCCGGGGTCGACGTCGTAGGTCTCATCCTCGCCGCCCGTCAGGTCGCCCTCGGCGGCTGCGAGAGCGTCCTGCGTCCAGTAGTCCTCCTCCGTCGCCCGGCGCAGATCGGTGCGCTTGGTCGGGTCGATGGCGTCCTCAAACTCGTCGTAGTAGGCCAGCGCGCCCTCGGCGTTGTCGCTGTTCCTCATGTCGTCGATGGTGGTCAGGTGGATGTCGGAGAAGGCGGCAAACCCCTTCTCCGCGCGCTCCTCGGCGCTCCAGCCCCGACGGCGGGCGATGTCGTCCAGACGCGCCCCGACCAGCAGGAAGCCGGACGTCCGCTCTGCCGAGCCGGGCGGCGTGTCGATCACCTCACGGATCGCGGCGGTCAGGGAGGACGCCTCGACACCGACCTGCCAGACCTCGGTCTCGCGGGCGACGTGGCCGTCCCGCCGACCGGCCCAGTTCTCCCTGCGGCGGTTGAGCTGGGCCTGCATCATGAGGGCCTGACGGGGGGTGGTGGACCCCATCTCGAGGAACTCAGCCTCTAGCTGGCGGTAGGCCTCATCCGTCTCGGTCTGGGCGTCAATCGCATTGCGCCCGCTCTGGGCCAGAAAGCCACGCTCAATCTCGCGGGCGCGCTCGGAGAACTGGGTGTCCAGCTCCATGACGCCCGCCTCCTCGACGCGGGCGTTGTAGGCGTCCTTGGCCTTGGCGTACTGGCCGACCGCACCACCGGCGCGCTGGACGCTCTCGCCGATCCCCTCGCCGAAGCCGCCGGAGACCATCTGCTGCTTGGCGGTGGTGACCGGCGCGAGCCGCTCGGTCTGGGAGTAGACGGTGACGGATGCCATCAGCGGCCTCCACCGAACATGGGCATGGGCCGGTCACGGCCACCACGGAAGCCGCCCCCGGTGTTGATGTAGGGGGTCTTCATGGGGCCGACGGAGCCGCCGGTCTTCGGCAGCTTGAGGCCCTGCATCTGCGAGGCCCCACCCATGATGGTGGAGCCGATGTCGAAGGCGGTGGAGACGGCACCGGCGTAGGCCTCGCGCTTCTTGGCACCAGCCTCGTTGTTGAAGTTCTGGGCCTGAATGTGGAAGCCCCGCGTCTCGCGGGCGGCGTTCTCAGCGATGATCGAGACGTCCTCGGTGCCGAGCACCGCCGTGTCACCGATCATGTCGGCTGCCGAACCGAAGCTGGTGTCGACGCCGGAGGCGGCCATGCCTGCGATCTGGGCGGCCTTGATCTGGCTGATCTCTCGCCACTTCCTCTGCTGCTCGTCCTCGCCCCTGCGGATAGCGTCGGCGGCCTGCTCGCGCGAGAGGGCGGCGTTGTTCTCGGCGACGCCAGAGGCGTACATCGCCCCTGTGTAGGCCGAGTAGCCTTGCACGGCTGACCCGGCGGCAGCCATCGCCGTCGAAATCATTATCAGGGTGGCCGGTTCACACACGTCGGGAGCCTTTGGAGAAGCGCCTGAAGGGCACACCGCCCACTATCACGACATCGTCCTCAATGTCGAACCCCAGCGCCACCAGCAGGCGCATGGCCAGCCGGTTGTCGGCGGCCACGGCGTTCTCCAGAACGGGGAACTCGGCCTGCATGGCGCGGATGAACCTCGGCCCCCAGCGGATGAGGGGGGCGGCCCCTTGTGCCACCTGATCGGTGCCCAGCATCCAGACGGCAGCCCGGCCTTCCAGCACGCTGACCGGCGCGATCCCGAACATGGTCACGGGCGACCCCTTGAACCACGCCGTCCATGCCATCGTGGAGGCCTTCAGACCGGCCACCAGCGCCTGCTTCGGGGTGTGGCCGAGCGCACCCACCTCGCGCCTGTCGGCGGCCCTCATGCCCCTCGCCAGCCGGTTGACCTCGGCGTAGGTGGCGACCCGCACCGACCAGTCTCGCCTCATCGGCCCATGTTGATGTCGGGGAAGACCCCGAGCACCACCATCGGCAGGGGTTGGAGCTGGGCGATAGTGACCTTGGCGGTCTTCCAGTCGCCGGGGTCCATGCCCATCGTGTCGAGGTCGCCGGTGTAGGGGGGCCTTGGCGTGTCGCCGGTCACGTCGTCGGGGAGGGGGGCGTCGAACATGGACGCCAGCACCGGGTTGTCGCCGGTCCCGACGCGGATGCCGAGGGTGTTCATGACCTTGATGATGACGTTGGACACCGACTGACGGCGGCCCACGGTCGATCCGCTCCCGGTCTGGGCGACCACCGGCAGGGTGCGGATGTAGCTCTCGTAGGGCAGGCCCACCGAGATCACCGTCGCCGCGTTCGGCAGGTCAGGGGTCAGGCGACCGGCGACCACCGTCCTCCCGGTGACGACATAGCCGTCAGCGAGCACGGCGACAGACCGGCCCTCCAGCCAGTGCAGCCCGGTCAGGGCGACCGCCGCCGTGCCCCGGTAGGTGTAGGAGCTGTCCATGACGACGGCGTCTGGCAGCGACGCCCAGTTCTCGTCCATCCAAACCGGGTCGGTCAGGCGCTCGATGTAGCGGACCTGCGCGGCGTTGATGGTCCGGCGCACGGCCATGTAGAGGACGTCCCGGCCCTCCTCGCTGACCGAGCAGATGCTCTCGATCACGCCGTCGGTCTCGCAGAGGGTCCAGCCCCAGACGTCCTGCTCGGCCTGCCACGTCAGCGCGACCAGCTTGCCGTCGCTCCGCAGGCACCACATGATCCGAGACGGCTCCTCGCACCACGCCATCGCCACGATGTCGAAGCCTTGGAACAGGTGCGGGGCGAAGACGGTGATGTCGTTGCCCTTGAAGCCGTCGCGCTCGAAGGTGTAGCCGATGGTCCGCACCCGGTTGCCCCGAGCGGTAGTGTAGAAGCCGACCGTGTCGATGGCCTCGGGCCGGGCAGAGCCGACGCCTTGGAAGCCCTCGGTCTTGGTCTCGATCCCCATCGGGGTCAGCCCGCCGCCATCAGTCGGGCGCAGCGAGAAGATGCCGTCCGAGGTCAGGGCCAGCAGGTTGCCCAGCGAGAGCAGGTGGCGGATCGTGTTCAGACGCCGGGAGATGAGGCTTGTCGCGATGCTGTCGGTCGCGCGCAGAGGCCGCGACTTGTCGTGGTTGAAGACGTCATCGGTCTGGCTGCCGTAGGCGGCGGACGGCTTCTTCAGGGTCCGGCCATAGAAGGCGCGCCGGTCATGGAAGGTCACGACGGCGGGGTAGTTGCCGACCGGGAAGGGATTGCTCAGGACGGGCGGGCTGTCCGAGTAGTCCGGCAGGATGTTGTCGTCGATGAACGACTGCGGGGCGGATGCGTCCGTCGTCCCGATGTAGCCGTAGCTGCCGTTCTTCTTGCTATAGATGCGATAGACCTCGGCGTTGGCGACCGCATCCCAGACGATGGTGTTGAAGTTGCCCAGCGGCGAGCCGGGCCGCGTGCCCAGATCGTTGAGCACCGATAGGGTGTCGGTCGGCGGGCTTTCGCGGCCCGTCGTCAGGTCCACCGCCGTGACCCCGTACTGGTAGTTCTGCTCGGTGTAGCCGCCGTTGACGTTGTCGGTGTAGTTCCGCGTCCTGCTGACAATCGCCGTCGCAGGCTGGGCACCGGCCACGCCGATGGGCGCGCTGTCGATGCGCCAGTCGTTGTGGTCGAACCGGCGCAGGCGGCGCGGGGCGTAGCTCATGTGCGTCAGCACGAAGCCATCGAGCGACTGCTCGTACCCCAGCTCGGAAAGCTGGGTGTCCGAGTATGGCGTGGTGAGCTGGAAGATCGCGGCGATACTCATGGCAGGACGCCGCTCCCGGTGCCCCCGCCCGTCGGCGGCAGGGTTGGCGTGTAGGGGATGTCCGGCGGCGGCGCGTTCGGGTCCACCGGCGCGTAGCCGCCGACGCCGCCGAGGGCGTTCCCCGCGATCCCGCCGGTGTCGGCGGTGAAGGTCGAGAAGCCGGTCGAGTTGATGTTGACCGTGACGTCGTTGCCCGAGATCGCGGTGATGCGCCCGGTCAGGCCGTTGATCTGCGTCATGCCGAGCACGCCTTGGAAGTAGACGTCCCAGCCGACCGAGTAGCCGTGGTTCGGCACGGTCACCACGGCAGACGCCGCCTTGGTGATGGCGGTGATGATGAGGCGCGGACGGACCACCAGCTCGCCGCCGGAGAAGACCCGCATGGTCAGGTGGCTGAACTCCAGCGCATAGCCCTGATCGGTCGAGAAGACGAAGGGGAGCAGCCGGGTCAGCTTGGTGTGGTCTCGGATCGCCGCGCCGAACTCGGTGCCGGGCCTGTTGTACTGGCCGCCGCCGGGCAGGCCGAGGACGTTCCTGCCCCTCTCAAGGCAGGTCGCGTACTTGGCGGTGTCGAAGCGCGACGCCACCGAGGGCGCGATCTCGCCCCCAGCGAAGGTCGGCATGGCTGCGCGGAAGCCGGTCATTCATTGGCCTCGAAGTGGCCGCGCAGCGACGACGGGATGAAATCCTCGCCGTAGGTGTTCTGGGTGCTGTTGGCGTTCAGGCTGGCGGCCAAGGCGCGCTGGCCGAACAGCTCGGCCTCCTGAAGCAGCTCCCGTTTGCGCTCGGTGTTCTGGGTGATCGCCACCACCGACCGGGCGGCCACCGTCAGGGCCAGCACGCGGCGGAAGCGGTAGCTCATCTGGTTCCACTCGGGCGAGACCGTGATGAACTCGAGGATGGGGGCAGGCTCATCCGTCCAGAGGAGCGGCCCCTCGAAGTCGAAGGGGATCGGCGGCCCCGCGTTCGGGTTGTTGGCCACGAGCCGCTGGCCGGGCAGGAGGAAGGTGGCGTCGGTGACGTCGGGCGTCGGGACGATCCGCAGCGGCATGGCCATGCCGGTCGGCACAGCGAAGGCGTAGGCCCATGCCGAGGTGCGGGTGTTGGTCGTCGCCGACAGCGTCTCGCGGCGCACACCGAACGACCACTCGCCGCTCTCCATGATCTCGCCGAGCACCTGCGGTATCTCGGCCCGCATGACTGTCGCGGTCTGCGTGTTGTCTTCGAGCGAGACGATCTGGCGTGTCGGGATTTCCCGACACGCCATGTTCGCCAGCTCTGTTGCCGAGAAGCTCATCGCCTACTCCAGTGGGCCGATTACGGGCGGGTGAAGCCCTGCGCGTTCACATAGACGCCGCCGGTCACGGTGGCGGTGAGGGTCACGACTTCGAGAAGGGTGTTGGCCGTGCCGCAGATCGGCACCGGCAGGACCACATCCTCGCTGGACGCCACCGTCTCCCGCCGCCCGCGCCAGATCACCGTGCCAGCCGCGCCGTCACGGATCGCCACTTCGGTCGCGGCACCGAGCGTGCCGTTGAAAAGCTGGAGGGCGGCGATGCAGTTGCGGACGCCAGCGCCCGCCGCCGTCTTGATCGTCACGGCGGTCGTGGTGTTGGAGATGCCGCCCGATGCGGCGGCATAGGTCCAGTGGGTTGCGACGAGGCCCGGCTGAACGACGGTCCCGCCCCCCACATCGCCGCGCTGACGGACATACTGCGTGCCGTCGAAGACGAAGTTGAAGCCGGTGACGTTCACGCCATTGGTGGCCGCGCCAGTCACCGTGTCGCTACCCGCATTGGAGATGCCCACGGCGGTCGCGCCGGTGTCCATCAGCGTGACCCGGATCGACCCACGCTGGGTGGCCTGACAGCGCCCGAGGGTGTTGTCGGTGACGATGGGCGGGACGCCAGCCGTATAGACGCAAGCCATGCCGAAGGGGTTGCTGGTCGGGACTGTGAAGTTCGCGGTGCTCCCCTGAACCTCCTGCGCCGCAGCGCCGCTTGACCCGTCGTGGACCCGCAGCGCGCCCGACGGCAGCAGCGACAGGGGCCGGGTCTCGCCGTTCACATAGGAGGGGTCCGCCGTCCGCACCGAACCCGACGCCACTTGGGCGTTCGCGGGCAGGGCGAGCAGCGAGAGCAGGGCGGCGAGGGCGAGGCCGAAGCGGGCGAGGCGCATGGGGTGTCTCCAGCAAAAAGGGGCGGCCCTTCATGAGCCGCCCCTCCCGTATCACAGTCTGGCCGGGGTCGGCTACGCCTGTGCGGCGTCGAGCAGTCGGCCCAGATCGTCGCGCGTGGCCTTGGCGTCGAACTCGACGTTCAGGTCCAGCAGCGCGGCGGCGATCTCAGCCTTGGACAGCGAGCCGCCCGGCTTGCCGTCGCCGTCACGGTCGAGCGGTTCGGCGGCAGCTTCGGCGGGAGCCTCGGCTGCGGCTTCACCTGCGGTCAGGCCCCGCGTGGCGACCAGCGCCAGCAGTTGCTCGTCGGTCAGGTTGCCGACCGGGGTCGACTTGGCGATGAAGTCCTCGGCCTTCAGGTCGGAGGCCGGGAACGGCTTGCCCGGCTCGACCAGCACACCGGCGGCAGTGAAGCGCGGCAGGAGGCTGTCGTTGATGATCAGTTCGTTGGTGTCGGACATCAGGTGTCCCTTTCTTCGCGGGTCAATGGGGCAGGCAGCGGCGGGGATCGCTCCCCGCCGTCACCGATTAGCGTCCGGTCCAGTAGGCCGGGCGCGGCAGGCTTTCGAGGGTGGCGACCTCGACGATGCCGCCGGTGATGCCACCCAGCGTCGGGGCAGTCCCGGCGAGGATGTAAATCCAGCCCAGATACTGGTGGGCTTCCGGCACAGCGACCACCGAGGCGACGTATCGCTGGGCGGCGTTGAAGTTGGCCAGCGTCACGACGCCGGTGTCGAAGATGATGTTCGGCGTGCCGAGGGCGGCGTCCGCCGAGCTGACGAACTGGAAGCGCAGCGACGTGGCGTTGTTCACCGCAGTCTCGGCCTGAAGGTAGGCGACGAGGTCAGGGTTGCGCTGGCGGTTGGTGATCTTCACGACATCACCGAACGGCGTCGCAGACGCGCTCGGCAGCAGGTTGTCGAAGAAGGTGTTCTCGCGGTCGGTAATCATGGTGTGCCCTCCTCGGGCGGGTCGCGTTGATGTTGCAGGCGGGAGTAGCGGGAGGTGGCGGCGGGAGCAAAACTCCCGCCGCCACCGGCCCGGCTTAGACGACGCGGGCCTCGTTGACGTTGAGCACGTCCATCCGGCGCAGCGGCACGCCCCGGAAGGCCATGCTGTCCAGACCCGGACGCCCGAAGTTGGCGCGGTGGAAGCCGTTGAAGGAGCGGCCATCGTTGGACGACTGACGGTCGAGGAAGTTCTCGAGGTCACGGCTCATGTAGAAGGCCGCGTTGCCGCCGTTGATGCCTTGGATGCGGCCCATCATCTGCACCATCACGTCCTGAATGTCGGCCCCGGTGGTCCGGTCCTTGGTCAGGTCGCTGAAGTCGATGTTGGCACCACGGACCACGAAGCGCGGGTCTTTTACCTTCAGGCCGACGTTCCACTGCCAGTGGTCCTTGTAGCCCAGATACGGGTTCCCGGCAGCGTCGAGCAGCTCGTCGCCGATGGGGAAGCCGTCCGGGCCGATGGCCTTGTTGGACGTGGTGTCCATGTGCATCAGGCCGCCCTTGGTGCCCTTCGGGTAGATGCCGGTGCACTTGTCCGGCCCCCACACGATCAGCCAGATCGAGCGGTTGTCGGAGCCGGTGCCGCCAGCGTCGACGATCTGGTTGCCGAAGGAGCCGGACAGTGAGCCGAAGCGGTTGGCCAGCCCGTGGAACGACTTGTCGTCGGCGACGGCGTTGCCGTAGAAGACGGTCTGCCACAGCTTGTCCGACATGGCTTCGAGGAAGCTGACGCCCTCGTTCATGCGGTACTTGCCGATGTTGCCCGAGAGGATCGCGAGGTCGCGGTCGATCTGGTGCTTGCCGACCAGAATGGCGGCCTGCTCCTCGATCTGCGAGGTGCCGGACTTGCTGCGGGCGGTACCCTCGTTCAGGCGGCGGAAGTCCACGACCGGCTTGGCCGTGCGGACAGTGTGACGGTCACCCGTCACCAGATTGCCCTCGGTCCACGACATATCGTCGTTGGCCTCGTTGGTCTGGGTCAGGATTTCGGCGATCTCGGAGAGACCGCCACCGGGGTCCAGTCGGGTCATCACATCCATGAAGGACGGGACGGTTGCGTTACGGACGGCCATAGGGGCGTTTCCTTCTGTGGGCTATGCTGCACTGTCATCCGACGTTCAGCGGTGGTGGTGGTTACTGGGTGGGCTGCGGCCCATCGTAGACGGGGTCGTAGACTTTCTGGTGCGGCTCAAGCGCCTTGGGCGTTGCGCCGCCGAGGTGGATGGAACCCTCCTCGATCTGGGAGGCGATCTTGGCCACCCCCCGGATCATGGCGGGGTTATTCCCCAGCCCCGTGATGGTCAGGAACTCCCTGAACTCCGGGTCGAAGAATGTGTCGAGCACCTTGGCCGCGCTGGCCACGGTGCGGTCGTAGTTGGCACCGCCCAGTGCAGGGTCGGCCCGGACCTCGTCGGCCCACGCCTTGACCAGCTCGGCCTGCGCCAGCTTCCCGGCCTCGGCGTTGGCGGCCACGGCGCGCTCGACCATCGAGCTGATGATCGGGGCGGCCCCGTTGATGAACTCCTGCGCCTTGTCGTCCGGCACGCCGAACTGGCGCATCAGCGGGGTGGCTGCGGCCAGCGCATCGGTGTCGATGGAGGCGAAGCCCTCCGGTGCAGTCAGGTCGGCGTAGGGCTGGGGCGCGGCCTCCGCGTCAGCGGCGTCTCCCGACGCTGCGTCGGCATCAGCAGCCGCGCCCTCATCCCCGGCCCGAGCGACGCCGTCACCCGGAGAGGCGGCGTCACCAAGGATGGACCCACCGGCGTCCGCGTCAGCGGCCACGGCGGGAGTTTCAGCACCGGCCCCAACGCCAGTCGTGGCGGGGGCAGCGGCGTCAGCGACTGCCGCGCCAGCACCGCCCTCCGCGCCGTCGGGCGCGAAGAAGGGCTGCCGGAGCGCCAGTGCGAGAATGTTATGTCTGCGGAGCATTGTTCACCTTCGTTTCGAGTTTGGCTTGCTCCCTCGTCATATCGAGGGCGATCTGCGGGTCGATCCGCAGCATATCGTTCAGCAGCTCAATCCCAAGGCCGCGACGCCCTTCCGAATACTGGAGAGCGCCTTCATGCGGGTGGAAGGCAGCGCGGTACATACCGGACTTCGCCAGCACTGTAAACATGAACCTGCGGAAGTGGGGGAGCTGCATCAGGGTCTTCAGGTCGAGCTGGGCCTGCATCCCCAGAGCGGCCATGCGCCGCTTGTCGGCGAGGGCCGCTCGGCGGACCTGCTCCTGATGGACAGGGTCCAGCTCGTCGTAGGACTTCTGGGCCTCGGCCCACGCCGCCAGATCGAACTCGTAGTCTTCGGCCATCAAACCATCGCTGGGGGCAGGAGGCGGGGCAGGAGGCCCGCGTTCGCGTCAGTCTTGGACAGCAGCTCGGCACCGGCGGCGACCTGCTGCATGGCCGGGGCCATTGCCGCCATCTGCTCGGCCTGAGCGGCCTGCTGCTGCTCGGCGGCCCGCTGCTCGCGGATCGCGGCGACGTCCTTCTCCGACCGCATGGACTTGGCCGGGATGCCGAGGCGCGAGGTGTAGTCGGCCACGATGCCCTCGAAGTCCGGCACATCGAGGATCGCCGGGTAGACGCCCGCGATGTTGCCCACGAAGCCGACGGCCCGCTCCATCGAGCCGAGGCCGATCATGCGCTGGGCCTGAGCGAGCACCGAGATGAACTCGATGGACAGCTCTGCCCCGTTGATCTCCTCCGGCACCGGCGGCAGCTTCCCGGCGTCGGACAGCATCTCGAAGGCCTGAAGGACGATGACGGCCAGCTTCTCGACCTGCACCCGGTCGACGACCGGCCCGAGCTGGGCGAGCTGCTCCTCGTTGCGGCGGGCGATCTCCTCGACGTTGCGGGGCTGGACGCCCCTCATGTTGGTGATCGCCATGAACAGGTTGGCGTAGAAGGCGTCTAGGATCGCAGGCTCGGTGCGCTGGCTGATGTCCTGCGAGAGGGCAGGGAGGGCCGACGCGTTGATCTGCCAGATCGGCTTGGCCCCCTGACCGGCGAGGTCTTGGGAGGCCGACCATGTGATCCCACCGGGGATCAGGTTGGCACCGCTGTTGCGGTTGGCCACGGCCATCTCCAGCGACGGGCGCACGGTGTAGTCCTGCGCCTGCTGGTAGCGGATTTCCTGAAGCTGGACCTTGCGGCTCTCCGGCAGGGCGTCGAAGCCGGGGCCGACCGAGTAGGCGGACGTGCCCATGCTCTCCCACCGGGGGGTGGACATCGGCTTGCGCTTGAAGCCGCCGACCTCCAGCACCTTCTTCTCGTCCGACCCCTGCTCGATGTAGTAGGAGCGGTAGGCCATGTTGGTCTTGTCGAGCTTCCCGAAGGCGCGGTCCCTGTTCGGCTCGATGATGTGGCGCACCTCGACCTGAGCGTCGAACTTCTTGTCGGCCAGCAGGTTCTTGACCGTCCTCGACAGCTTGTCCTCGGCGAACCGCTCGGCCATCTGCCCGGCAGACATGGTCGTGTCGCGGATCATGGTGTCGACGCGCAGGCCGTCGTCCTGCCCCAGCCAGTATTCGCCGAAGGTCTGGGCGTAGGCCACGGCCCCGTACTGCCAGTGAGGCACCCAGAGGATCGACGACACGCCGAAGATGCCCAGCTCGCGGTAGCTGGACTGCATGGCCTGATAGACGTTGGTCTGGGCGAGGAAGGCGTAGAGCAGGGTCTGGACGTCGTCGGTCCACACCTTCACCGCATGGGCCGCGCCGCGCTCGCTGTCGGCGAACTTCAGCTTGAACCACGGCTGCGAGGGTGAGGACATCCCTGACGACATACCAGCCGACAGAGTGCGGTGGGCGCGGCTGGCCGTGCTGTTGAACAGCCGGTTGTTGGCCTGCCCGCCGCTGTAGGTGTGGCCGTCCACCGTCTGCTGCCGGACGTTCCGGTTCGACCCCATGTTGCGGATGTACGGCGAGAGCCAGCGCAGGGTGAAGCGGGCGACCTCCTCGGCCCCCGGCTCCCACTCGCGCCGCTGCGCGCCCAGAGCGGTGATCCGCTTGTCGGCGTGCGCTCGCAGATCACCTTCCGAGATATTCACTTCAGGCCCCCAGTACCGGCTTCCCGGCGGTCATCGGAGCACCGAGCCGGTTCTGGTCGGTGAAGACCATGCCCGACATCGTCTGCCGCCGCAGCAGGGCTGCCTGCGAGCGGTCGGCGACCGACCCTGCGTCGGGCGCACGGGGGGCCTGACGCGGGGCGACCGGGGCTGGAGGCTTCGGGCCGCACATCAGAACCGGACCCTCGGCTGCATCGGGGCCGCGCCCGGCGTCAGGGCAGCCACCGGCGCGGCGGCGGCAGCAGCGTTCGCTGCGCCACGGCTGGCGGGGGTGCCCTTCTTGTTGCGGTCCAGCAGGGCGTGCATCGGACTGAAGCCTCCGGCCATTTTGCTGGCCGCACCGTAAGCGCCACACATCACTTCAGCTCCGCATAGGGGTCGTATTCAGACTGGACGCCGCCGAGAGCGTTGGCCATCTGTTCCGCCCTTACACCGGCAATGCCGCTCGCGCTAGACGCGACGTATCGAGGCTGCACCGGCATGGCGAAGGTGAGGGCCAGAGCGTCGGCGTCATCGGGCGAGGCGAGGCCCCGCTTCTTCATGTCCTTCTTGCTCTCCAGCCGGATCGCGCCGTCGGCGGTGAAGCCGTACTCGCGGCTGGTCAGGTCGATCTCGATCTGGTCGTCGTCAGGCGGGAGGGCGGCCAGCGGCAGCCACGCCAGCAGGTTGACCCACATGGCCGCCCCGTGGTCGGCGACGCGAGCCTCGACCCCGTTCATGGTGGCCATCCGGGCCTTGCCGCCGAAGTTGACGGGGTAGACGTTGGGCACCCTGAGCTGGATCAGCCGGTCGTAGACGCCAGCCCCCAGACCGCCGATGTCCACGAACAGGGCGTCTGGCCGGTTGTCGGCGCACCAGAGCGCGACGTCCGAGGCCAGCGTCATCAGGTCGACGCCGCGCCACTCCTTCTTGGGGATCGAGGCGGCGTCCCGGCCCCGGCGTGCGCGCAGGACCGAGGCGTCGTCGCCGAAGCGGGCCACGTCGAGGCCAGCCACGAGGGGGTCCGACGGGATGTAGGCAGACTTCCGCTGCCGGGCCTGCTGCACCAGATCGGCGGGGATGAGCTGCATCGAGCCGACGCGCGGGAAGATGCCCCTCACCCGGATGCGGACGAAGTCGCTGTCCTCGCCCCATGCGTCGACCCAGCTCTCCAGCAGCGGCTTGTTGGTCCGCTTCACCGTGCGGCTGTCGATCTGCTTGGTCCGCCACTGGTGGCGCATCCTGCCGACCGTGATCTCCTTGAACCGCCCGACGTTCTTGGTCGGGTTGCCGTAGACCAGCAGGACGATCTCGGTGTCGGCGTCGGTCAGCGCGCCCTCGACGACGTCCCAGATGATGTCCTCGATCTCGGACGCCTCGTCGATGATGATGACCAGCCGCTTCCCGGCGTTGTGGGCACCGGCGAAGGCGGCGGGGTTGCGGGGGTTGTTCGGGATGGCGTCGATGCGCCACGTCCGCTCACGCGAGATCGACCTGAAGCCGGTGGCGGTCAGCTCAAACAGGGTCTCGGCGATGGGGTGCTGGCGGCAGAGGAGGCCCCACCATTTGCCCAGCTCGGCCCATGTCTTGGTCCTGAGCTGGGTGTCGCTGTTGGCCGTGACCACGCCCCGCGTGTCGACGGCGGTCATCCCAGCCCAGAACACCACGAAGGACACCTCGGCGGTCTTGCCGATCCCGTGGCCGGAGGCGGTGGTCGAGCGGAATGGGCGGTCGACGCCCTGCCGCAGGTGCTGGCCGATGGCCTCCAGCTCCTCGATCTGCCACTCGTCAGGCCCGGTCTCGTGCTCCAACTCGGTGCCCTCGACGCCCCACGGGAAGGCCCACATGACGAAGCCGAAGGGGTCGTGGCTGTACTCGACAAGCGCCTCGGCGAAGGCCTCTCGCTGGGCCTGCGGCGTCCGGGCGACGGGGTAGCGGTCGTACTGCCGGTCGTCGCGGTCAGCCATGCCGCACCTTCTCGGCCAGAGCCTCCAGCCAGTCGGCCACGACGCGGCGGATGCGGCGCTTCAGGGTCTCGGGCTGCATCAACAGCGGCCTGAACGTGACCTCGGGCAGAGCCTCGCGCTCATAGCGATAGGTGGCGAAGGGGAACGGGGCAGGCCCCTCCCGCCAGACGACATCGTGGATGACCTGACTGCCGCCCTGTATCTCCTCCAGCAGCAGGACGCGCTCCAGCCGGGCGTGGCGGCGGGCGCACTCGTCAATCAGCATCGCTCCGGGGATCGCCATCAGCCACCTCTGCCACGCGCACGCCTGCCAGTCTGGCGCGCCTCACGGCCTCGTCGTTACCACCACCCATCAGCAGCACCAAGTCCACACCCCTCAGCTCGCGGCCCGGCACCACCGTGACGTCGCTGTTCCACCGGGCCAGCCGGGCGAGGTGGCCGGACGGATCACCGGGGCCGATGATGAGGACGCGCAGGGTCATCCCGCCTCCTCCATCAGCAGCTCCATCACGCGAGATCGGCCCGGCTCAGGCAGGGCGTAGCCTGTCGCAGGCGAGGAGGGGCTGTCGATCCCGCACGTCTTGATGGCGTCGGTCAGGCCGAGGTCGGCCAGCGCAGACCGCAGGATGCAGATGCGGACCTGCACGCTGGCCCTCGATACCGGCTGCTCCCTGAACCGGGGCCGACGAGCGGCGGCGATGACATCGAAACCGACCTGCCGCCCCCTGCCGTCCAGCAGCACGACCAGCAGGCTCCCCGCCATGCGAGAGCCGGTCAGGCTGGCGGCGGCCCCCTCTAGGCCGAGGCGCTCCAGCGGGGTCACAGGCGCAGCACGTCGTTGACGGCAGCCGCGATGCGGTCGGCCAGCAGGGCCTTGAACGTCTCGTCGCTCTCGCGGATGCGGATGGCGTCGAGGCAGCCATGCAGCGACACCCGCTCCAAGATCACCGGATGCCGGTCGACGATCACCTCTATCGTGGTGAAGCGGTGGCCGCACGAGCACACCCGTCGACGCCGCTGGCCGCCGGGCTGGGGCCGCGTGTCCCTGACGACGATGCCCTCGACAGCCCCGCAGGCCGGGCAGCTCAATCCGCTCACGTCGACGTCTCCTCTATCCATTCAGGGTCCAGCCCCTCGCCCTTGCAGACCGGGCACTTCACCGGCTGGAGCATCATCGTCTTCCCGCCATAGACCCGCGCGCTGTAGGCGGGGGCGCGCTCGGCGATCCACCCTCCACCACCGCAGCGCGGGCACATGACCGCGTCGCCTTCTCTCGGCCCGAACGAGCGCAGCCGGGCGTCGGCCCGGTTCACGCCGTCGGCCCCGACGTGCTCGGCACGCCTCAGCCTGTCTGTCTCAGCCATATCTCTCCGACCTCGGTGACCACGTCACCCCTGAACGACGGCACACCGAACTCCCCGGTGCCCGTGTCGGCCCACACCATGCGCGTGAACCCGCGCTCACGAAGCATCAACAGGTGTGGATAGTCAAGGTGCCTCGGGATCGCACGGTCGCCCTTCTCCAGCGCCTCGCGCAGGTCGTCGTCCGACAGGTCTGGCAGGCGGCGCTCGCCGGGCGTGTAGGGTCGCCGGACTGGGCGGTCTCGCTCCTTGGCTGCCTCGGCCTGCTCTGCGGCGAAGGCGGCCCTCGCAGGGGCCTCCTCGCGGTGCCTCATGGCTCTGGCCACCAGCTTCTCGCGGTGGGCCTGCACGCGCTCGGCCTTGGTGGCCTGCTTGTCGATCCACCTAGCCACGGGAGAGGCTCTCTCGCCACGCCCAGAGGGCACGGTCGAGGCGGTCCATTGCCACGCCGATCAGGGAGGCGGCCCGGCGCAGGCTGACGCCCCTGCTCATGATGCCCCACGCCCGCTCGCACTGGGCGGCGGTGATGGGGCGCTCCTCGCCGTGCTTGGGCCGGGCCATCAGGTCAGTCCTCCCAAGAGAACTTCTTCAGCGGAGCAGCCTTGCGGCCCGCCTTGCTGGTCTGGGTCGCGGCATCGTTCCGCGTCTTGGCGAACAGGAAGGGGCGGCGAGGGGCGGCCAGCGCCCCGCTCATGTCCTCGGTCCCCGGCTGCCGCAGCAGGCCGTCCAGTATCTCGCTCACGCCTTGTCTCCCTCTCTGGCCGCGCGGGCCTCTCGCGCCCTGAACCCGGCGCGCTGCATGGTCTCGGCGAAGTCTTCCGACACCGTCACCTCGACCCGATCCCTCAACAGCCCAAGGTTCCGGGCCAGCAGCGTCGCCGCCGCCATCTTGTTCGGGGCCTTCACCTTCACCCGGCGCACGTCGCGCTTGATGGTGTTGCCCTCCTCGTCGACCTCGCGGCCATCGGTGAAGTCCTCGATGCTGACCTCGGTCAGGCAGGCCATGTCGTCCGGGCTGGCCTTGGACAGGTCGATGTAGGGGTCGCCGTCGGGGGTGATGTGGACGATGTTGCCCATGCTGAAGCGCACCTGCCCGGCCATCGCGGCCAGCAGCTCGTCAGCCGTCATGTGCAGCGACTTCCACTTCGATAGGCGCAGGCTATGGATGCGGGCCTCTACATTAGGGTTCTTTAGGAGGTGGTGCGCCGACACCCCTGCGGCTGGCCCAGCCTTGTACCCAGCCGTCACATAGGCCTGCGTCGCATTGCCGCTCCCGACATAGGCGATGCAGAACGCCTCCCATCGGGCGTTGGTCAGAGGATCGGAGCCGGGGTCTGGGGCGTCGGTCATGTCATTTCTCCTGTAAGGGCGGCGTCGGTCGCCCATATCGCATCCAGCATTTCGTCGCTCGGGGTTTCCTTGCTGGCACCGACCGCACGGAGCAAACGCTTTGCCGCTTTTCGCAGCCTCTCTATCTCAGCGGCTTGCTCATCGGCTAACGCCTTGCTCTCCGCGCTTAGTTTTTTGAACTCACTCGACCAATGCTGACGACAGTTCGCCAGTTCAGCGGCTTGGCGTTCAAGGGTGTCGGCTGCTTCGGGGCCGTCTTCGTTCCAAAACTTTCCAGCGCGGATGCCTTGCGACCTGACGGCCCGCAGCCTCTCGCACAGACCGGCTATGTCAGTCATGATCGGCCCCCTTCGTGCCAAGGGCTGCGAGGATGCGTTCGATGGCCTCAATCTCTGACGGGCATACCGGCACATAGTTTAGGCTGCTGTGCAGCGGTTTCGGCGTCTCCTTGGCGATTTCCAGCCACTCGGCCACGACTTCAATATCCTCCCTCCCTACCGGAACGACAGGGGATGCTGCGAGCGTGGCCTGTGCAGCGGTGTAGCTGTCCCACAGTTCGTTGAAGTCGTTGGCAAGGCAATCGCGGACTAGAGCGCGAAGGGCAGCCACCGCCTCCCCCTCTGGTGCAGGGGTGCGGCGGTTCCATGCTGCGATGGCTTCGGTTTCGTAGGCGAGGGGCATCGAGCAATAGCACTCGCGGGCTGGGCATTCGTTGTTGTCACAGCCAACCGTGACGATGACCTCGCCGCGATAGGGGGTTGGGGCCACGCCACAAAACGGACAGGGCAACAGTTTCTCAGTCATGGCTCTTTCCTTTCAGGGTGCTCAGGCGCGCCTTCAGGCGCAGGGGCGAGACGTCGAGCCGCTCGGCGGCCTGACGGACGGTGAGGCCGTGCTTGCGGATCATCGACTGGGCGATGCGGCCCGTCTCGATGTCGACCGTCACGTCGGCCCCGGCCAGCCGGTCGATGTGCTGCTGCCGGGCGCGCATGGCCTGACTGTGGTGCGACATCGCCAGCAGGCGCGCGATCTCCGGGTAGCTGTACTCGGCCTCGTAGAGGAGGGCGGCGATCTGGGCGCGAGCGGAGACGACGTGCGGCTTCTGCCGGGCCTCGTGCTTTCGCAGCACAGCCGCAACCGCGACCCCGTGCCGGGCCGAGACCTGACGGATCAGGGCCTCGGCGTAGGTGCGCTTGACGTGCGCCTTGGTGAGGCGGGCCTGACCGGCATCCTCCAGCCCCTCTGCCACTCGGGCGGCGAGGGCCTCGATCTCGTTGCCGATGGTCATGGCGTGACGACCTCCTCGTGGTGGCGGGTGGTGTAGGCGACAGCCTCACCGGAGCGGAGCATCGAGACGGCCCGCCGGTAGGCCATAGTGGCGGCCTGACCGGGGGTCCATGCGACGTGGCGCTCGATGTGCTCGACGCCGTACTGGTCGACCGTGTGAAGGGTCGCCTTGCAGCGGATCAGGGACTGGGCGGTCATGCCAGCACCCACCAGAAGGCGGCGATCCAGCCAGCGATGACGGCGAACTGGATCGTGGTGACGAGGGCGAAGGGGAGGCGTCTCACCGGGCGTCCTCCCACTCTGCCCTGCGCCAGCCGTTGAACCACGAGAGCGCCTGAACCGACCCTGCCGGGTGGGGGTTGTCGGTCTGGGGCTGGCCGCCCCTGTGGGCGGCAGCTCCCTGCTCATAGGGCGGCTGGGTCACGGTGGAGGCGAAGGCCTTCGCGGTGCGGATCGCGGCGGCCAGCGCGGCGAAGCGCGTCAGCCCGATCTTGGCGCAGCCCTCGGTCTCGGAGGGGTCGGCCAGCAGGTCGGCGATCAGGTGCAGCCGGGCCTCGGCCTGCGCGATTGTCCAGACGGTGCCGAAGCGGTCGACGATCTGGTCGTCGAGGGTGGTGAAGGGCTTGCTCATCAGGCAGCGCCTCGCGCCACGACTTCGTCCCAGCTAATGAACTGGGTCGGGTCGAACGGACCCCACTCGTGATCGCGAGGGCCGACGAGCTGGCCCGGCTGGCCCTCGACCTGCTGGGCGATGCAGTCCTGCTCCAACTCCTCGCACAGCGCCCAGAGAGCGCCGACGGTGGCCGCCTCCTCCAGCACCGCCACCAGCGTCCGCTCGGTGGTGCTCTGGACGACGGCGTAGGTGATGGGGCGGTCGCCGGTGTGGGCGAGGAGCGCCTCGAGAGCGCGCTCCTCGGTGATGGCGTCGAGGCGGTCGCCGATGGCGAGGCCGATGTTGATGGTGGCGGTAGGCATTTGGTTCTCTCCTCGCCCGTCCGACCGGGCTATTCGTCACCTCTAGGCCTGCTCATTCTGCTTGTCAACACCCTTGTCCTCAGCCTCCAGCATACTGACGTGGAGCTGGAGCAGCTTAATGCGGAAGACCCAGTCGGCATCGGTCAGCTTCAGGAGTTGGCCGGGCGACGGAGCGAACCGCTGCTCCGAGCGCCGCCACTTCGCGCAGGCGGCAGCCAGCACCGGGACGGGGAGGTCGCCCATGTCCTCGTTCCAGTCCAACCAGAACTGCTTCTCGCCAGCGCCGAGGTTCCGGGCGGGGTAGTGCTGGAACAGTGCCTCCAGCAGGGCCAGCCTCTCGCGGGCGGTGGCGGGCTGGCTGGTCTCGGCCAGCATCCGCCGCAGGACTGGCAGGTCAGCGACCGTCACCCTGCCCGTGCGGATCAGGGAGGAGACCGTCTCGCCCTTCGATGGCGTCAAGCGCCTCCAGAGCGCCTCGTTTTCTGCTGTCGTGCCCGGAGACTGGGCGGCGGGGATCAGGGCGTTGGACATGGTCGTGCTCCGGTATGGTCAATGCGCGGCGGTTCGCCGCAATGCTTTCGCCGATGGCGGCGTCGAAATAGGCCCACGTCCCGATGGCGCGGCTGGACTTCTGGGCCAGCGCGGTCACCACCGGGACGACGTCGTGCTCCCAGCTCGCGTTGCCGTCCTGACGCCAGCGCGCCAGTCGACCGATGCTCTGGCCGAGGCCCGGCGAGCGGTTGATGTCGAGGTTCGGCGTCTGGGCCAGTTGGGTCAAGATCAGGGCGTGATCGAAGGCTCGACCGGCAGGCCAGTCGTCGCCCGCGCGTAGCAGCCCAGCTTCTATATCTGGCTCTGGTTCTGGCTGCGATGGTTTTGCGATCCCATTTGCGATGGCCGTGTCGTTAGATTTCAACCACCTAGCCTCGTTGCCCGCCCTCCCAGCGGCAGATCGTTCTGCCGTTAAGTGCTCGACCTTTTTGATCTCTCGCGTCATGCGGGCCGAGCTGATGTGCCCATCAGCGTGGTCGAAGTAGCCGGACATGACGGACCACCGGCGGCCCCAGACCTTGGCCGAGCACCGAGCGATCCGGGCCAGCCGGGCAGGATCGTCCGGCAGGCGACCACCGGCGTTCCACATGGCACCGAGCAGCAGCATATAGCTGCCGAACTCGGCGTCCGAGAGGTGCAGGGTGTCGCCAGCCAGATCGCTGAAGAACAGCTTGAAGAAGGGCTTGGCACTCACCCGATTTTCGCCTTCCGGGCCTTGCTGCGCTTCCACCAGACGTGGCCGTTCTGGCCTGCGCCTTCAGCCGGGACGATCATCCCTGCGTCGAGCAGCCGCTCGCAGGCCTCGGCGCTGAACGCCGCGCCAGATCGGTGTGCCCGGCCCCAGCGGACGCCGATGCTGCCGCCGTGGAAGTCCCGCACGAAGACGCCGCCCTTGCGCCCGAAGGCTCGGACGGTGGTGAGGGGCCTCTGGTCGAGCCTGATGTCCTGCTCCGCAGCCTTGGCCCTGATCGCTGGGCCGGTGCGCCCGAGGACGTGGCCGATCTCGTTGGGGGCCATGCCGAAGTTGGCCATGTCGGCCAGCCGGTCGACGTCACCCCTGTCCCAGCGCGCTCGGTGCTTGTCTACTTTCGCCATCTCTCATCTCCCTGAGAATGTGTGCTGCTAGGGTCGCGCCCGGATCGGGAAGCCCCACGCATCGAGCGCGGCGGCGACCTGATCGAGCGTCTTGGCGGTCGCTCCTCGATCACGGTCCCAGAGCGTGTCCATGAGCACCTTCTGCTCCTTGGTGAGGCGACCGTCCTTGGCCTTCAGCTCCAGCCAGTAGGTGTCGCCGGGCTTCAGGGGCCGGAACCTGACGTGATCGACCTCCAATACGATGAACACGAAGTCGAACACGCCGGGGTTCAGGCCCTGCTCCTTGGCCCTGCGCCGACCGGCCTCGGTCGGGATGCGCTGCCCATTCAGGGTGGCCGACCAGAAGATGCCCGCCTGTGGGGGCAGAGCCAGCCGCAGGTAGGCTGTCACCTGTTTCTGGAAGTCAGCCTCGGGCGACTTGTTCCTGCGCCTCGGCGAGGCCTTGGGCGTGATCGGGCGACCCTGCGCGTCGCGCGGGATGTCCTTGGCGGGCTGGATGATGGGGATGTGGGAGGGCGGCATCAGCCCCTCCCGTGGGGGGCGAGGGGGGGAGACCTCTCGCCCCCCGTGTCGCCACCCGATGTCGGATCGAGAGCGGCGGCACTGGAGGCCCCCGCTATCTCACGAACCTGCCGGTCTTGCAACGTCTGCATGGCGAGCTGGACCCGCAGCGGGACCGGGTAGCTGCCATCGGCGTATCGGTAGACGGTCTGCCGGTGGACGCCGAGCGCCTCGGAGAGCTGGCGTCGCCACCCCACCTTGCCGTATAGGCGAGCGCCGTGGGCGCGGAACTGTTCGGGCGTCATGTCGTCTCCAGTGAGATTTCCGGTGGACGCTGTATGGCACGCCCTGCTCGCACTGTGCAACATTTATTGTTGACACCCCATTCGCCCCATGAGACACAGCGACATCGCCGGGGTCGGACCCGGCAGGGAGAGACAGATGACCGACTACAGCACCAGCACCCGCGAGGGTCTTCTCAACCGCTACAACAAGGCGGTCGCCAACATCGCCGCCTGCGAGGCGCGCATCGCTCGCGGCGACCTCGGTGCCCCCGAGGGCTACGTCATGGTCAAGGGCCGCCGTCAGGTCTGCTTCCAGATCGAGGGCACGCTGAACGCCAACATCCGCATGAGGGACGAGGCCGCGAAGGCCTACTGCGCCATGATGCAGGCCGACCCCTCGGTCACCGGCGATTTTCCAATCGTGGGAGCGGCCTGATGGCCGTCGTCGCCCTCGCCGTCGGCACCGAGGCCGGTACCGTCTACTGCATGGCCAATGAGAACTGGGAGCGTTGCGGCGACGAAGGCTGGGACTGCTTCCACGACTTCGACGGCCTGCCCGAAACCCAATACCCCACCAGAGAGGCCTGCGAGCAGGCCATCAAGGAGCTGACATGACCGACACCTACCTCCCCAACAGCATCGACGCGCCGCTCGTCGATCCTGAGTTCATCGCCAACAAGCACAAGGCGGCCTTCGTCGCCGCGACCGACGCCCTCCGCGCCGCCGAGGACTTCCCCGGCGAGGTCAACGGGCCGAACGATCTGGAGACCCTGACTGCTGGCGTGCGCCGGATCATGGGCGCATCGAAAGACCTCGACGCCTGCCGCGATCTGGAGAAGCGCCGGTTCGACACCGCCGCCAAGGAGGTACAGGGCCTGTTCAAGCCGCGTCTCGACAAGCTGGACGCCGCCAAGGCTGCAGCCCTCGCCACGATCACCCGTCACAACAGGAGGGTCGAGGAGGCGGCCCGCCAGCAGGCTGCCGCTGCCGCCGAGATCGAGCGGCAGGAAGCTGCCCGCCGGGCCGCCGCCGCCGCCGCCATCGAGGAGGCAGGCCATCAGGATGTCGGCAACACGGTGATGGACAGCGCCATCGAGAGCGAGGCCGCCGCCGTCCGTCTCGACGCCGTCGCCACCGGATCGAGCGCCGCCGATCTGGTCCGCACCCACACCGCTGCCGGGACCGTCACCTCGGCCACGTCGATGACCTTCGAGATCACCGACCAGCAGCCCCTCCGGGCCTCGCTGGGCGGCCTCGGCGACTACTTCCCCCTGCCGGACATCGAGAAGGCGATCCGGGCCTACATGAAGGCCCAGAAGCTGGGCGGGCGCGAGCTGTCCCTGCCCGGCGTCCGGTTCTTCGCCGACAGCAAGGCTCGGGTCCGGTGATCGCGTCCAGCTACGTCATCGGGACCATCGTCGGCCTCGTCGTTTTCATCCTGCTCTGCGCCCTCGACGCCGAGCCGCCCCGCAGAGGGTGACAGCATGACCCAGAAGCACGAGCGCATCGCGCTGGCCGTGGCCATCGACCTCGTCTCCCCCTACGGGCTGACGGCGTCGATGCGCCAAGGCGGGAAGCACCCCTGCATAGTCATCGAGGGGAGGGGCCGCTTCCACAAGCAGCCCGTCTCCGGTTCTCCACGGACGGACTGCGATGAGGTCCGCAACTTCACCCGCCAGCAGATAAGCCGCTGGCTCCGCAGCATCGACATCAAACCGAAGGCGACGACATGACCGAGACCACCCCGCTCCCCGGCCTGCCACAGCCAGCGCCGGTCGAGCGCGAGCTGACCGACCGCGAGGTCTGCATCCTGAACCTTCAGGCCTCCATCGTTCAGCTCTGCCAGTCGGCCCTCATGGAGGATGCCGATCTCTCCCCCGCCGACGCGGCAGGTAACATCGGCAACATCGTGGGCAAGACCCTCGCTGGGTTGATGTCGCCGCAGGCTGCCCGGCTCGGCGTGCTCGTCGCCTTCGAGGAGCTGCACGCCCAGCCCATGTCGTTCATCGACATCAACCACGCGAAGGACGCCCTCCAGCGCCTCGCAGACCGTCGTCGCCGGGCAGATCGCAAGACTGCTGGCGGCATCATCATCCCCGGAAACAACTGACCATGACCGCTACCCACTACACCGACAGCAAGGGCAACCCCGTCGAGATCGCGACGATGCCCTACCCCCACCTCAAGGCCGCCTACGACAAGGCCGTCCGTGGCGAGGAGCGCAAGCACAGCTTCGCCCACGAGCAGGGCGAGGACTACGACAACCCCGAGCGCGAGGCCGAGATCGACGCCATGAAGGCCCGGCTCGACGCGATGGATGCCGCCCACGCCGAGGCGGTCGACGCTGGTGAGGGGTTCAGGCCGCGATGACCCAGAGCGATCTGTTCGGCACCTACCCCGAGGCCCCCGGCCACGCGGACACAGACACCTCGAAGGCGGCAGCCGACGCGGTGCGTCCGAAAGTGTCGTGGGTCAGGGGCAAGGTGCTTGAGACCCTGACGGAACGCCCCGGCACCGCCGTGCAGATCGCCCGGCGGCTCCGGCTGCCATACGAAACTATCCAGCCCCGCACCTCAGAGCTGAAGGCGATGGGGCTGATCGAAGACAGCGGCAAGCGGGGACCGTCCCGCGACCCGGCCAAGACGGCCATCATCTGGAGACTGGCGAAGTGATTGAGGACGGCATCTACTTTGGCCTCGACGAGGAGGCCTACCACGCCGACCCCGCCCTCGGATCGACCGACCTGAAGCGCCTGCTCATCAACCCCGTGGGATGGTGGTCGAACAGCGCCGCCGGGAAGTCCGTGCTGGTCGGTCTCGGCATCTTGCGCCCCGACGATGAGGACGAAGAGGAGAGCTTGGTCAAGCAGTTTGGCCGGGCCTCCCACGTCATGGTGCTGGAGCCGCATCGGTTCGACGACTGCTACCTTGAGCACGAGGAGATGCCCGCCGAGTACCTGACCACCCGCAAGGCCATCAGGGACGCCCTGCTGGCCACTCCGGGGGCCTATGTGCCCATCGGCAGCGCACAGCGCCCGGAGCTGGTGATGGCCGCCAAGCGGGCGGGATTGCCGGTCAGCGACGACTGGAAGGTCGACGAGCAGATCAAGGCCGGTGGCCGGGGCATCCTGTCGAAGCGATGGATGGCCCAGCTCCGCATGATCGACTACCTGATGAACGCCCCCCAGCCTGCGCTGGATGGCCGCTCGATCCGCGAGGAGAACTTCACCGGCGGCTACTCCGAGGTGTCGATCTTCTGGACCGAGCAGGTCGGCGACGCGACCGTCCGCCTGAAGGCGCGCATCGACTACCTGCGCCGCCCCGGCATGATCGACCTGAAGACCTACGGCTGCCCGGAGGACAAGCCGCCGGTGTCGTTCTTCCTCGGCCAGATCGCCAACTACGGCTACGACCTCCAGAAGGTCGCCTACACCGCAGCGTGGAAGGCAGCCCGAGACCTGCGGGATCAGGGCCGGGTCTTCGGCGACGTGGACATGGACTGGCTGAAGCAGGTGAAGTTCAGCCGCGAGCCGTCGTGGCGCTGGATCGCCGCCCAGACCATGCGGATGCCGGAGATCGACTGGATCGACTGGAACGCCAGCCTCGCCGACATGGCCGCCGAGGGGCAGCGCAGGGAGGCCCTCGCCTCCTTCGTCGCCTACCGCGAGCGGTTCGGCATGGACACCCCTTGGCTCGCCCTGCGCGGCAGGATCGTGGCCGACGACACCACCCTCGACGCGACCGGCATCGCCCGCCGGATGATGGCGCGCGGCGAGCAGACTTGGACCGCATCATCTTAACCCCGGAGACGACTATGACTGACATCGCCCTTGCGGACGAAATCCGCTCACTCCCCGCCGCTCGAGACCTGATCCCCACCGACCGCCAGCTCCTGCCCGCACCGATGGCGGCGCTTCAGGAGGTGGCCACCATGCTGGCCAGCGCCGGTGCTCTGGTCCCGAAAGACCTTCGCGGCAAGCCTGACGTCTGCCTCGCCGTCGCCTACATGGCCGCCCTCCACGGCACCGACCCGGTGGCCACGGCCAGCCAGACCTATCTGGTCGGCGACAAGATCGCCTTCATGGCCCAGTACATCAACGCCATCGTCCAGCGGCACTTCAGCGAGAAGCCGACCTACACCTACCAAGGCGCAGGCGCGACGCGCTGCGTCATGGTCTCGGCCAAGCTGAAGTCTGGGCAGGTCGTCACGGTGACCACGCCGCAGGTCGGCCAGATCACGGTGAAGAACAGCCCGCTCTGGAAGACCGACCCCGACCAGCAGCTATCCTACTACGCGATCCGCGCGCTGGCCCGACGCCATATGCCGGACGTCCTGCTCGGCATCTACGCGGTCGAGGAACTCCAGAGCGTCTCGATCCGCGACGTCACCCCGCCGCCGCCGGACCCGTTCCGCGAAGACGACGACAGTGTCGACACCCCCATCGAGGACGCCGCCTTCGAGCCGTCAGGCGGGTTCACCACCGATGCCAGCGCCTTCCCCGGCGACGAGCAGGCCTCGACCGAGGACGACATCCTCGCGTGGGCCGAGAGCGTGAAGGCCGACGCCCGCGAGGCGGCCACGCCCGAACAGCTCCAGCGGCTCTGGGATGGCTGCGAGACGAACCGGCGCAAGCTCTGGCGCACCGAGAAGGTCGAGCACGATGCGCTGGAGGCCGCCTTCAAGGACCGGCTGGCCGACCTGAGCTAGGCCAATCTGCCCGTTCCTGCGGCGGTTACGCCTGCCGCAGGAACGACAGGGCAGAGACCAGCATCCGCCCCCTGACGCTCTCGGCATCAGGGATCACGGCAAGGTCCACGGTGGGGTCGGTGTTGAACTTGGCCTCGCACATATAGGCGTTGCCGGTCCAGTTCCTGACCCAGACCGCCGGATTGCTGACGATGTAGCGAAGGGGCGAGGTATAGGCCGCCCCTTCGTGGCCGTCCTTGTTGGTGCCACCGCCCATCATCAGCCAGTAGGACCAGAGCGGCTCCAGCGGGATGTCGACATCCACCCAGCCGCTATCAGCCACGAACTCGGTGGTGTTTGGCGCGTACAGACCGCCGCCGCCGAAGCCCAGCTCGTCGCTGATGCAGGTCGCCTGATTGAAGGCGTTGACGAACGCCACCGATCCATTGCCGAGAGGGTCCGCGCCCCAGTTGTAGGAGCCGATCCGGCCAGCGCCCGGAACGCGCGTCTGGAAGTGCTGTAGGATTTTGGTGTTCCGGCCCATCGACATATTCTGGGCGCGCATCCGC